TCTGTTCCACCACCAGTCGCACCAAGCTTTGTGGCATCTGTCAAACTTGTTCTGCTGACAATCACCAGAATGTCATTTTGATTTGGTGGATCTGTCAACGTGACTTTGTAGTTGTCAATGTTGTAGTCGGCACGATTCAAACGAATTCCATTGAGAAATACATCCGTATGACTTGGTGTGATGTATTGCGATGAATTGAACTCAGTTTCCAACAAGTGTGAAACAAGAAACTCTTGTCGATTCTCTACAATCTGATGTGCTGCAGTCACTGCAGTTTTGGAAACAATGGAAACTAAATCATCCAATACCGCATCTTCACTCAATGTGATTGTTCTGTCTGAAATTGAATAGTCATCTACAGACAACTTGATTCCATTCAAATATACATCTGACAGGCTTGCTGTGATGTCACTCACAGTTGTGAATGTATTTTGTGTGTTTGCTACAACCGTGAACTCCTCTCTCACTTCAGCTACAGCATTCTCTATTCCAACGGCATCAGTCCCTTTCTTCATGATGACTGTTATGATATCATTTAAACTTAAAGTGAACAATAAAGTTAAAGTTTTGCCATTGAGTGTGTAATCGGTATCAGAGAGTAGAATTCCATTGTAGTAGACATTGGTATAATCTGCTACTGGGTCAGTGGTCAGTGTATAACTTGTGATTCCAGTGTTCGTGATCAGAATCTCTTGCTTGACTTCAATTGTTTCTACACCTTGTGTAAGTTCATTGCGATATTCAAAAGCAAGAGTGTCATTGAGCAAAGCAGGTGAAGTGAGAACAACTGTAGCACCATCTGTAGCGGTGTAGTCTTCTGAGGCCAAACGCACACCATTCTTGTAGACTGCAATGAAACCAACTGTATATCCTGCAGTTCCGAAGATGGATTGTGTAGCATTTGTTACAACATGCTCTTCACGATTTTCTGTTACTTTGAGTACTGGTACATTACCGATGTATGCCATAGATTAATTTATGTTGGTGGTGTGGGCCATATGACGTTTGTTAATTGTCCATTCTCATCAAGTTGTGGGTCTGCGGTTTCTGGTAAATCTCTGAGTGCTTGACGATAGTCTAACCATGCTTGTTTGTTCGGATGTTGGTAATCTGCCAATCCCCAAGGTGTGTCTGTTTGTTGTAAAAGCATGTCACGTTGATTTCTAAGTTGAACGTCTGCTGGTATGTAGTCTGGTGGCTGAATGACAAGTATACCTGCTTTCACTTGACGCATAATTTCTGCGTAATGATGATTAGCAGGGTCTAGCGGAACGTTCATTTCTATACCATCAATAATAACCTCAACTCCCGTATTTTTATTGGCGTTCGCATCAAAATGCCAAGTTGCAGATTTAAATGCGATATTTTCACTATTCATAGTAGTTCTGCATCCATAAGTAGTGTTGCCTCATTTCCGTTATGTCCGAAATTAACCGCACCCGTAGCTGTGCCGCTAAGATAAAGATTAAAACTATTCGGTGTTTGGTTTCTTTGTATAATTGAAGTTAAATTTGTTGAATCGTTACTCTGTCTGCTTATTGTAATAACAGGAGTAGCTCTCATTGTTTGTGGATAAGAAAAATTAAATGTTGGTGCATTTTGTCCTGCAACATAATATGCAGAGCAATCCACTGAACTGATTATGGAATAATACCTCTGACACAACGCTAACTCTACCCCATAGGGCCGATGCTCGAATGGAGTCGGAACTGTGCCTGCTTCCAACTGGACTCCGGTAATATCAAAAGTAGCAGATGAGGTATTACACCAATTTTGATTGAAATCTAATGTTTGATTTGAATTTACATAATCTTGCCAATCTGTTAAACTAGCCGAGGAATCTGTCCAATTAGTTCCATAAAATGCTGGAATATACATAGTTAATCCATGATTAACATCATTATTAAAAACTAAATTTGAATTTCCACTTATAGTTAATTCTATTTTTTTCCAAACATTTTCCACTAAAGTAAAACTTTTGCGTATTTGGTGGCTGCTATTTGGAGCAAATAATTGTAAATAATATGTTCCACTTAAACTACTTCTAGCATAAAAAGAAATAACAATTGAAGATGAAGAATCTTTGTAATTCCACCCAGAACAAGATATATCTTGAGATTCAAATTTATATGTAAATCTAGAGTAATCTGTAACATTATTACTGGGTGAAGTGTTTGACATTCTATAAAAATATCTTAATCCATTATCATAAGGCAATCCATTATTTAATGTTTCTTGAGAATGTGTAACAGATACACCATAAAATTCACATTGGAATCTATCAATTTGCATACCTAATAGTCCTGAAACACTAGAAGAAGTTCCTCTTTGTGCTATTCGCATATCCCCATTGATAATCTTATTCCGAAAATTCATGCTGCGACTTGGAACCGCACTATCTCCAAGTGTTACATTTTGTAAAGTCACCTCTCCGGCACCCTCTACTCCACTGTGACTTGCGATTATGTTTCCGCCTACTTTGAGTTGTCCTGCCATTATGTTTCCTCACTATATACTGGCCATTCAACACCTGTGAGATTACCATTCTCATCAAATTGTGGTTCTGATGTTGATGGTAAATCTCTGAGTGCTTGTCTGTAGTTAATCTGTGATTGTGTCATTGTTCTATCAGAAACAGCCATCCAATCTGAGCGATTTAATAAAATATTTCGTAACATTCTAAGTTCTTGCATAGGAGAATTTGTAATCATAATGACCCGCAATATAAAACGTTAGTATGAACAGTAACATAGTGTTGAGCAGTTGTACCACCTGATGCACTAAGTCTATATTTTGGCAAAATTGTAACTGTTTGATTTGTACTTGCTTCCGCAAGAAAAGACCATGTACTAAACATACTTCCATTGTTTGCCGCATCTCCATATATAAGTACAACAGGACTTATATCAAAATTTGATGTTCCGCCAAAATATAGAAAAAATGTGTCATAGTCATAAGCATTACTATGATTTGCACTAAAGCTAGTTGAAATATAATACTGTCCAGCATAGAGAAATGTAATAGTTAAAGTTCCTGATAAATTTACATCAACGTCCGAATTTGAAAATGTTATATAATTATTTTCAGTTTTAGTTGAATAACCAGATGGTGCATTTCCTGTAGTACCCGAACGGTCAGTTGGATTGAAATTGGGCCATCTAAAAAATGCTCCTAATTTTGTTGGAGTGATTGTTACCTCATCCGTCTCCGAATTGTGAGTTGCTAATACTTTTCCACCAACTTTAAGAGTGCCTGCCATTATGCTTCCTCACTATATACTGGCCATTCAACACCTGTGAGATTACCATTCTCATCTAGTGCTGGTGTGCTGTTTGCTGGTAAATCTCTGAGTGCTTGACGATATGCTAATTGTGCTGGTGTAGCAGTACGGTCTGGAAGAACCCACCAATCTGTTTGCTGGATTAAACGGTCTCTTTCTAGTCGGAGAAGTCTCATTGGTTCGGCTGCTTGTAGTTCTGCGATTTTTGCTTGGATTTCTTCTTCGGTTGGTTGAGGTCTTTCATCTTCCCAAGAAAATAATTTACCATCTATTACAGTATATTTTGGTTTATCATATAAATTATTTAATGCATCAACTATTTTATATTTCATTCCATAATCTCCATCAGTGTCATTGTACTAAAAGAAGAACCTCCATTATCAGTTCCTTGTACATTAAAATTTAAAGCACCAGTTAAATCCATGTACCAATATAATGAATATGAACAAGTAGATGTTGTACTAGGTGAATCTAAATAACTAAATAAAAAATTACCAATACCATATGCACTTGATACTCCCAAACTGTCATCTGCAGTGGTTAATGCACCACTATAAGCAGTCGCCCCACCTGTAAATGCACTTGGTAAATCTGGCATAAATTCATTTCCATTTCTAAGCAATTTTAATCCGCCATTTAAGTTTGACTGACCAAGTGCAGCATTTAACATAATTAATATTTTGCTAGTACTGAATGATGGAGTTATTGACGCTGCATCTTGCCAAATATAACCTGTAGAAGTTTTTTGAACTTTTGTATTAGTATATCCTTGTTTTACTTGAATCACATGCCCAGCAGGAAACGTCACACCACTTGTCAATGCTCCATCACTCATCAACACTTGGTCATTCAGTCTTCTAATCTCATCTGTCTTGATTATACTTGTTGCCATTTATACTATCGTCCATGTTGAGCCATCAGGCACTGTGATAATCACACCATTTGCAACTGTCACAGGTCCAGCAGTTAAAGCATTCTTGTTTGTAGGAATTGTATATGAATTATTTATCGTGGTATCGTTCTCCCAGAAGATGTTATCTGTTCCACCACCAGTCGCACCAAGCTTTGTGGCATCTGTCAAACTTGTTCTGCTGACAATCACCAGAATGTCATTTTGATTTGGTGGATCTATCAACGTGACTTTGTAGTTGTCAATGTTGTAGTCGGCACGATTCAAACGAATTCCATTGAGAAAAACATCCGTATGACTTGGTGTGATGTATTGCGATGAATTGAACTCAGTTTCCAACAAGTGTGAAACAAGAAACTCTTGTCGATTCTCTACAATCTGATGTGCCGCAGTCACTGCAGTTTTGGAAACAATGGAAACTAAATCATCCAATACCGCATCTTCAGACAATGTGATTGTTCTGTCTGAAATTGAATAGTCATCTACAGACAACTTGATTCCATTCAAATATACATCTGACAGGCTTGCTGTGATGTCATTGGTGGTTGTGAATGTATTTTGTGT